GCCGCCGACGTTTTCGATGATGGCGATCTGGGCGGTGACGTAGGCGCTCTGGGATGCCCAGGGGAACTGGTACGGGGTGCCGTCGCTGTTGAGCGCCGGGGTGTAGGACGGGTGGACGCCGTGCAGACCGCCCGGGTAGTTGTCCGGCGAGTCGGCCTTGGCCCAAACGGTGAACGCCGTATACTGGGACGAGGTCGAGAATGCCTCGAAGGAGGGGACCGGCACCACGGTATCGGTGGTGTCGTCGGCGGCAATGGTGCCATACGTCACAGAGTCGATCTGTGAGCGAGCGCCCCCGCCTACCAGGTAATAGTATCCGTACTGAGCGGTGGCATTCAGCTGCGTATAAGGAGCCAACTGTGGAGTCGTTTGAGCCGAGTACAGCCACTGCTCGGTGGCAGTTAGGGCCACTGGTAGCTGATCAGCAGGTGGAAGTTGAGCTAAGACTGGGGTTGCTGTCACTAGCTTCTGGACCTCGAAGTATGTCGAGTTTGCGCACGCGCTTGCAATCGGTACCGGGTTTAGGACGGCTAGTCCCGCCGTATTGATGGTGACTACCGTCGAGACCGGCATCACCCGGGCCAGCATGTCGCGCAGCAGCTTGAACTCCTGCTGGGTCAGCGACGACTTCAACGGCTGGACGACGACCTCGTTGCGGGTGTTGGACCGGCCCAGCTCCTCGGTCAGGCCCATATCATCCAGGTAGCGCCAGACCTCGAAGACGTTGGCGTCACAGCTGCAGGCGGCGATGACGATCTGCCGGATCGAGTCCGGCACCCCGCCCAGCCCGCAGGCCTTCCAGAAGGCCTTGATCCGGGCCCGATACCAGGCGTCCTTGATCTTGACGTCGTCCCACTCGTCGCTGGTCAATAGATCGGTCGAGGTGTTGGCGTCGTAGCTCTCCGACGAGCTGCGCGGCAGGAAGCCGATGTTGCCGAAGAAGTAGTCCAGGTCGGAGCCGTAAGTGGTGGACAGGTCGCCCTGCAGGGTGTTGAGGAAGTTCTGGCTCAGCAGCGCGCCCGCGCCGGTCGAGCCGCACAGCGCGTCCACGATTCGGTAGATGTAGCTGGTGGAACTGGTGTCGTAGACGTCGGTGTCGAAGTCCTGCATCAGCGAGCCGGTGGCCGCGCCGATGATGTACGGGAATGGATTGTTGGCCATCAGCTACCCCCGAGGCTCGGGGCCTGGGTGATCTGAACGTTCTGGTAGACCGAGAGCTGGTTGTCGTTGAGCAGGAAGTCGGTAGTCGGGTTCGAGTGCGGGGTGACGTCGGTGGAGTTGTTGAAGATCTGGATCCCGTAGTCCTCGCTGTCTTCGGCGCTCGTGGTGACGTGAACCTCATTGACGCCGAGCACCTGCTGCACCGCGCTCTCCAACTGACTGAAGGTGACCTGCCCACCGAATCCCAGTGTCTGCCAGAAGATCTGGAGACGGTTGACGATCGCAGTGTTGACGGTGGTGATCGCGTAGTTGCGCGAGTATTCGACCGTCAGGCAGGCGGTCATGTACTGGTAGTCGGCGACATGGTTGAGCACGTCGGTGCAGATCTGCTTGGAAGAGTTCATCACCGCGTCCAGCAGTTGGGGCACCTGGTTGTAGGTGTAGTTCAGGGTGAGCTGGGTGCCGCTGGACGGGCTGCCGGTCAGCCACTCGATGCCCGAGACCTCCAGCTGAGACCCCCGGTTGGGAGTGGCGTCCTGGACGATGTAGTAGTGGGTGCCCTCGGTGTAGACGGCTGATCCCACGGTGATGGTGGACGGGAAGCTCACGATCGGCACGTTGCCCAGCCGAGTGAACCGGTTGGCCGAGTTGGGTGCCCCGGTGCCCGAGCCGGTACGCAGGAAGTTGCCGGTGTAGAGCGGGTTAGACGACGAGCTGGAGAAGGTGGTCGTGGTGACCGCGCAGATCTCCTGGACCGCGAACGGTCCGTTGCCGTCCACGAAGACGTCGACTTTGTTGGTGATCGGCGGGCTGGCGGTCGGGTTGTTGCGGGAGCAGGCGGTGGTGTACTGGAACTCCAGGTTGACCACCGCGCCAACCTGAGTAGACAGCGCACCATCGGCGATGTTGGTGAACTCCGGGGATCCGCCCGAGGACAGCGTGTAGTCGTCCACCGGGGAGTAGAAGGTTTCATCCGAGGTGCCCAGCGCGGTGAAGCAGCTGGTGCCGCCCGGCCAGACGTACTTGACATCGTCGTTGAGGAAGGTCAGGTTGTAGGTCGACTCGGGCACCGTGATCTGAGTGGAGTACAGGCTGATCGGCCCGTAGACTACGGCCCGGGCCACGTTGTTGTTCTGCAGCGCCAGGTTGATGTACCAGTCGCTGGTGCCCGCGACGTTGCGCAGCAGGGTGGACATGAACCGCTGCCGGAGCTGGGCATCGGTCTCGGCGTTGGTGCCGCCGGTCATCGCGCCCAGGTTGGTCACCGTAGACGCACCGACCGCCGCCGACTGAGAGGTGATCGAGTCGGGTGGGACGTTGCCGGTGGTGCCGGTCGAGGTGCATTGGACTGGGATCGAGACAGTCGCGGTCCCCGCGTTCAACACCTGGGCCTGGGTGGAGGAGAAGTAGAGGGTGGTGGTCAGTCCGGCCAGACCTGGGGTGGTGTAGAACTGGCTGCCGACCGGGATCGGGATCGAGGACGAACTGGTGTTGGTCATCGTCAGGGTGACCGTGCCGGTGGACGCGGTGCCCTGCAGACGACCGAAGCCGAAGATACCGACGAACTGGTCCAGTTGCAGCCCGGACATGGTGTTGATGTCCATCATGCCGCCGGTCAGGTACTGGCTGACATAGGCCGCCGCGATCTGGGTCGCGCAGGCGTCGATGAGGTGACGCTCGGGCGTCCCGGTCGCGCACGAGAGCTGCGGAGCGGTCTGGGCGAGGGTCGCCAGAATGCTCTGCGCTACCTGGGCTGGGGTGGCGGACACAATAGGCTCACAGACTGCTCGGGCTGATAGTCACCGTCGCCGTCGAAGACGGGTTGGACACCTGCACCGTGCAGTAGAGGGTGTCAAAGGTAACGGTGGGGCTAATGCTGTCAATACTATAGGGAAGTTCTTCGAGAGAGAAATTGTTCGGGTTGCCCTGGAATGACGCATAGACCATGGACTGGTAATTGTTCAAGACCCGCAGGATCTCGTTGTAGACATTAGTCTGGGTGGTGGTCGGTGACGTCATCGGCTGACCGATAAAGGACTGCAGCGTCGATCCGAATGTCGGGTGCATTCGGTCGGAACCGTAGCGGGTCAGCAACCAAATTTCCATATCCTGGACCAGCTTGGACGTGCCGTAGACGATATTGCACTCGGACCCGGTTACTGAAAGGTCCCCACCTTGGAGCTGCAGTGAATAACTCACACACTTTCTCCTGTCGCGTCGAGCCAATTAGTGCCGTTCGACCAAATAGGCTTGCCCAGGGTGGCGTCATAGATTTGCGTCCCCGGAGCTACCGAGGTGGCCGCCGGTCGTCCGGTGGTCGGCACGGCTTGGGTGGCCAGCGGCGCGTTGGCGTTGATGACGGTCCCCTGCAGCTCCACCGGGCCCTGGCCGGAGCCGACGACGTGCTGGCCCGAGGTCGGGGTGATCGCGGTGTCGTTGGGGGTGTTGAACGGCAGCTGGCCCTTGAGCCGCCAGTTCCCGTTGATCTTCTCTACCTGCCACTGGTCGCCGACGGTGGGGGTGACCTGAGTCGCGCCCACGTAGTAGCTGGTGTCGACGGTGATGATGCCCAGATCCCGGGTGATCATGGTGGCCAACTGGTTGACGGCGTCGACCGACGTCACTGCGGCGGCCCGTACGACCTGGCCGGTGGGTGAGGCGCGGGTGTACTCGGTCATTACCCCAACCCTCCCCCGGCGTACGGGAGGGTGCCCGCAATGGAGTTGGCCGGGCCGCCCGGTAGGATGCCCTGGTATCCGGCACCGGTCGGTGAGGGCGCGGAGCTGTTGGTGTTCCCAGCCCCGTTCGGGTTGGAGTTGACGGTGTTGAGGAATCCGGGCAGTTGCGAGTACATTGCGTAGGCGGCGTTGGGGTTGGTTGCCGCCGACACCGTGGCCCGGGTCTTGAAGCCCGACGACCAGTCGAACTCGTGGGTGACCTCGGAGACGTAGACGGTGAGGTTGTGGCCGACCATGTTGACCCGCATCCCGGGCAGCAGCTCGGGCATGAAGGTCATCCCGATATCGGTGGAGTACTGGGCGGCCCACTTACCCATGAAGGTCTGGCACGCCAGCAGAAACTCCAGACCGGCGTTACCGGCCAGCGCGTAGCTGTTCTTGTACGGGCGGACACCGAAACGCTGGAGCAGCTGGGCCGGAGTCCAGTTGGCGTCGATGTCACCCGGAGAGGCCCCCGCCAGCATCTTCCACAGCGCCGCGTTCTCCACGGTGGCCACACCCGAGGTACCGATCCAGCCAGCGGTCTGGTCGGCCTGGCCCATCATGGTGTAGTCGCCCTCGATGTAGACGTGGGTGGCCATCGGGTCGTCAGAGACGTCGATGTGGCAGTCGACCAGTTCGATATCTTCGAGATCGAAGATTGCCGCCTTTCCGTTGACGCCGAACGGGTCCGGGTAGTAGGCGATGAAGCTGCCATCGGGACCGCTCTGGAAGCTGCGCATCGACGCGGTACACAGCGACGTGACGATCTGGATCAGCGGCTGGTCGTCCAGATACTTCTTCTCGCCGGTAAAGAAGTACGACGACTGGGTGGCGTAGTTCTGAGGCTCGAAGATATAGCTGAACAGGTTGCGGGCGATCGGCTCCTGACCCGACGCCGAGTCCCCTCCGGTGCCGGTCGTGCCGCCGGTCCCGGTGCCCGGAGGGATACCGGCCCCGGTGTTTCCGGAGGTGACCGGAGTGAACGGTGCCGCCGGGTTACCGGAGTTACCACAGACTCGGTAGACACCGCTGACACCGGGCTGGACCGGCTGCACCGATCCGGGGGTACCGTCGGGTCCGCCAGTCTGGACCCACAGGCCGCCGCCGAGATAGATCCCGGTGTGCGAGTTACCAGCGACCAGGATAACATCGCCGCGCTGGGCGAGCGCGATGTTGGTCCCGATGAAGGGTACCGCCGAGCCCTGGTAGCCGAACGTGCTGCGCGGCACCGGGACACCGACCGAGGCGAACGCGCATTGCACCAGGCCCGAGCAGTCCAGTCCGACGCCCGGGGTGGTGCCCCCGCCGATGGTCTGGCTGTACGGGGTGGCCAGGTATGCCATCGCGGCGTTGATCGCACCCTCGGAATCGGGCTGGGTACCGTCGGAGGCCGCCGCAACCGCCGTGGAGGCCGCAGTCGGGCCGCCTGTCACCGCCTGTCCGGCGGCCTGCCCGGCCAGTCCCGCCAGAGTGTTAGCACCGCCGCCACCCATGTTGAGCAGGTTCCCGGCACCTGGGATCTGGTTGGCGATATCTGACGCCGCGTTGCTTGCGCCCTGAGTGGTCTGCCGGTAGGCGGCAACCATCGTGGTGGCCGTCGGTACCGCAGCGTTGTAGGCCGCGATCATCGCGGTGTCGGACTGCTGGACCTGCCAGATCGCCTGCCCGACGTCCATGTTGCGCCAGCCGGTCTGGGCGTTGAGGGCGTCCAGGAACATGCCCGCGCTCGACAGCGGGTTCATCCGCTGCTCGGGAGTCCCCCAGCGCCCGGTGTTGTCCTGCAGGAACAGTCCGGCGTCGGTGCCCTGAGTGGTCAGGGTGGTGTGGAAGAAGGTCAGGGTGGTCGGGTCGGCGGCGTTGGCCGGGAGTTGGATGTCTCCGGTGCCGCCGGAGTTGGCGATCACACAG